ACTTAACGCTGACTTGTTGCCTCCGAGTTACGTCTCGTTGGCGATCAATCGCAGGTTCGAGGACAAGAACATCAAGAATCGCTGGGGCGTGGTGCGTCCCAAGTGGGGAGGTCTTTGGGTCAATGGCAGCTTCACGGCAACTGTCACGGCTAACAGTTCAACCGTCAGTTCTGCATCTGGTCTGGCTCAGGTTGCGCCCAACACCATCGTCTCCTGCAACGAGACAGCTAGTGAGTTGATCTTCAAGAACGGGACGCGGGTGGTGTCGAAGTCTCTCGACAACAGCAACGCGATAATGAGTACCAGTGCGTACTCGTTCACTTACCCGAATCCGCAGACATTCAAGTACTACTCCTCCACGACCGGCATCACCGACATCGTGGCGCTGCTGAAGTACCGGGACAAGACGACAGGAACGCAGTCACTGCTCGTGGCCAGCAACGTGGCTAGGACTACTGATGGCGGTCAGGGACGTGTCTTCCTGCTGCGACCGAATCAGGCGCATCTGGAGGTTCCGATGAACGGCCACGACTTCTACGATGATGTCAGGCTGATTCAGTGCGGTGATTCGGTGGTCATGCTCAGGCCTGGGCCTGCTCGGTATTACTTCAACGGCACAGACGTAAACGCGACGACCGACACTATAACGCTCAACGTTACACCTGATCTGCAGACTGGTGATCGTGTCGTCATTGGTCAGACAGGAACACAGACTCCGCTCTGGATTGGTGCTACTGGATCTGGCCAAGGATTTGGAATTTACGTCAATGTGGTTGGCTCTGCGGTGACGCTGTATCTCACTCAGGCTGATTCTCTGACTGGAGCGAACAAACTGGATCTTGCTGCGGGTCTGACTTCGGCGAATCGGTTCTTCATAGAGCTACAGAACAACACGACCAGCTACGACATCGCTCAGGGGCTGGAGAGCTACCAGAACGATGGTCTTCCGCTCATCATGGAGGCCACGTACAGCGGTGGCAGTGACGTTCAGGCTCTCGACGCTGGCTTCACACGCATTCCGGAGTCGCGATCTGTGGTGTCTGCTGATGCAGCCGCTGACACAATCACGGTCCCGAACCACAACTTCGTAGCTGGCGATCAGGTCGAGATCATTAACAGCACTGGAGGCGGAGTCGCTGATGGGATCTTCTACGTCTATCCTGTCGATTCCAATACTCTTCGGCTATTCCAAGGTTCCACCGAAGAGACTGATTCGTTGAACGACGCCAGCCGGGCTACGTTCTCGGTGCAGACGACTGGAACTTCTCCGACGATCAGCGTTTCTGGACTGACGATCCTGAATCAGGGTTCCGGATACCTCACAGCTCCTACCATCACGTTTAGCCCCACCGGAGCTTCGTTCAACGCAACCATCACGGATGGCAAGGTAACATCGACCACGAGCGTGTCCGGTGGTGGAGCTTACACAGCAGCTCCAACGGCTACTGCGTCGACGCCGAACACGCTAGTGGACATCACCGGTTCGTTCACTGCTACGATCAAGAAGTCTTCAGCATCTGGTGCTGCAGTCCCTGCTGGACGTGATGGCCTGTACTTCCAGAACCGTCTTCTGATGGTGTACGGAAACGACTTCTTGGCCGTCTCAGACGTGCTGGATCCGCTGCACTACGCCAAGGTCACCAACGATTTTAAGCTCAACACTGGAGCCAATGATCGTGTGGTCTCCATTGCTGCGTTCAACTCCACAACGCTGGTGGTGTTCAAGCAGAGGTCGGTGCTGGCGATTGAGAATCTGTATGGAGATCTCAGTAACGTTCGACTGACTGAGGTCACGCGAGAATTCGGCTGTGTCGCGCCTAACAGCGTGGTCAACACAGGCTCTGATCTCATCTTCCTGAGCCAGCGCGGTATCATCTCTCTAAAACAGACTGAGTTCGGAATTGCTCAGTCGGTGATCCTGCCTCTGTCGGACTCGATCCAGAACCTCGTGGACGACATCGACGAGACGAACTGGGAGAAGTCCTGCGCTGCTTACTTCGACAATCGCTATCTGCTCGCCCACCCGACTGAAGGCGGAGACGGTACCAACGACCGAGTACTGTCCTATAACTTCCTAAACCAAGCGTGGGAGGGATATTGGGAAGGTCGGTTGCTAAACCCGAAGTTCTTCGAGCGCGTTGTAGTATCCGGTACCGAGCGGTTGGTTTTCGCTGACGAGAGCGGCTACGTCCATAACTTCGACAAGGACGCTCTATTCGATCGCAATGCTACAGGCACGTCTTATCAGATCTCAACCCGCGTTGAGTTCCGTGGATACACTGGTGATACTGTAGAGCACAAGCAGTGGACAGATCTTCACCTAGAACTTCGGAACTGGGACACGCGCTACGACATCAACGTTGATTTTGATGGTGTCTCTGAGAGTTTGGATATCGCCGAGAGTGTCACGAAGGACCGATCTCTGTACTACAAATACGGGTACAGCGCATATAACCCAACCAACGCCAACGACGACTTCCTTGCGGCATATCGAGAGGACTATTCGACGCTGCCGGTACTGAGGACTGGGTCGAACGGATTTGAAGCTGGCCTGCACCAGAGCTACACGCACAAGGCGCGGCTCAAAGGTCACGCTTCCGCAGCGCAACCAATCCTGACCACAGATCGCGGATCTCTCATAGTCGCTAACGTTAAAGTTGTAGGAATTCCCTTTCGTCTGTACGGAAAGAACGACGTCTAAGCCATGCCACTATTTGTCACTGTCACCCCGGGAACAACGGTCACCAACAGCACCACGCTGGATCCGACCACGCTCAACTTGTTGGGCACGCCATCCATTGACGTGGTTGGAACCGTCGATGGCGGGTCGCTATCCCTCGCTGCTGGATCGGTCGGCACCACTCAGTTGGCTGCCAATGCGGTCACGAATGCCAAGATGGCAACGATGGCGGCAAATACGATCAAGGGTAACAACACAGGGGCAACCGCTGTCCCATCTGACCTCAGTGTGTCTGATGTGAAGAACCTGTTGGCCGTCAATCCTGCGGGAGGTCTTGAGAACAGCAGCACCAACATCCAGATCGCTAACTCTGGAGTCACCTATGCGAAGGTTCAGAACGTTTCCGCGAGCAAGTTGCTTGGAAACCCCACTGGATCCGCTGCTGCGCCTTCCGAAATCACGCTTGGATCAGGATTGTCGTTTACTGGATCGACGCTGAATGCAGCCGCTAAGAGGTTTGAGGTTCTTCTTGATGGATCTTCAAGTCTTAGCGGAAACGATAGATATTCGACTTTATACTTCACTGGATCTGGAAGGCCGGATTCTCGAATCGGTCTCTGGTGTTTCCCGTGTCGTTATGAGCAATCCTACGCGATCTTCAGTACCGAATTTATCCCAACCAATTATGCGGTTTCGTTCACGTTAACTGCTGCACATTCAGCTAGTTCTTTCTCAGGATTCAAGCTGCAGTGGGCGTCGAGTACGGCTGGCCCTTGGAACGATGTTGATTCCGGTTTTGATATGCGAGGATCCGCCAACGCACACATCAGAACTACTGGCTCAATTACTGTCACCGGATCTCCTAGTGTGGTTTATTTCCGCCTTCAAACTGTCAGCCCGAATGCGGGATTAGATTACAACGTTCTGTACGTTGGTTTTACGCTTTCGATTTGGTAACCAATAAAACATGCGAATCCGTGTTTTTAAGCTTTCGCGCCTGACCAAACCTAAACCTGAACCAGATGATGTTATCCAACCTGACATCGTACATCAGGAAGAAGCTGCCGGGGAACTTCACGGGGTGGACTCAGGAAGCTCTGGAGGACTACGTGATGTGGCAGATAGAGAGGAACCAGCTCGTCGCCGCCGTGGACGACCAAGGAAACGTTAGAGCTATCGTGATCGGCTGGCCGACAGAAGAGATGCAGGTGGAGTCCTTCCGGTGGCAGGAAACTACGGAACATGGCCGGTTCTGGTATTGGGATCAGATCGCTGGAGATAACCCGATTGCTCTGATGTCGGCATTTGGCGAGATGTTCCGACGCAGGCCGGAGTCTGCCAGCTTACCAAGTTACGGTGTTCGGCATCGTAAAGTTCGCTTTTTCGGGACAGCTTTAGACGTCTACAAGACAGGAGAAAAGATCTATGGGAACTAGTATCGAAGCACCTCCGCCACGGAATTACGGGCAGGAGACACGGGACACGTTGCAGGCGCAGATTGACCTAGCGCCACAGAAGTATGCTGCAGAGGCTCAGTTCGCGCCTCAGTACGCCGCTCTGAACGCGCAGATTGCTCGTCAGCTTGCTCCAGAGATCACGGCGATCTATGGCCAGATGGCCCCACAGCTTGCCCAAACCGAGGCGCAGGCCCGGGGTGTCTCACGTGCGGCTGACATCGGAGACATTGAGAAGCTGGGGCCTCGTGCTCGTGCAGCCATCCAGCAGTCCTCCCCGCAGGCTACGGCATTAGCGGACATGCTAGCTGCTCAGGCCCAGTCCAATCTTGCGGCTGGCTCTAGGCTGACCCCGGAACAGCAGCGTATGGCGCAGCAGCAGACTCGTGCAGCTTATGCGGCCCGTGGGCTTGCTGAGAGTCCTCGTGGTGCCGTCGAGGAGGCTGTGCGGTCTCAGCTCATGGGGGCTGGTCTCCAACAGCAACGTCAGCAGCAGGCGCTCCAAGGCATCGCTGCCCAGCAGGGCGTCTACGGCGACGTGTTCCAGCAGGTCCTTGGCCGTCCTTCGCAGGCGTTCGGCATGACTCAAGGTGCCTTTGGTCAGGCGCAGGGCTTGTCCCCGGGGCAGTTGTTCAATCCGGAGAGTCAGTATGCTGCGGACATCTATGGCGGCAACGTGCAGCAACAACTGGCGGCTAGGACAGCTAGTGCGGCCAATCAGACGGCTCTCATCGGTGCTGGCATCGGTGCAGTTGGTAACGCTCTATGAACTACGGCTACTCACAGCAAGTCGGAGGTGGCTTTGGTCGGTACGGCATGAGTCAGCCCTACCAAGCACCCAGCATGCCTTCACCACAAGGACCTTCCGGCCTGCAACGGTATGCTCAAGGCTTGGACCAGCAGTACGGTCAGATCCAGTTCCTCAAGGAACAAGGTTTCTCTGATGATGAGATCCAGAAACGGTTCGGACTGAATCCTAACATGGAGCAGGGCATCATTGGTCAGTACGGCGGCCTTCTGAACCAACGTGACGAGATGAAGAGTCAGCTCAAGCAGGACATCATCGGAGGCATTGAGTCTGGTGCGAAGTACCTTGGCAAAAGCCTGTGATCGTAAGGTTCCAGCGATGTGTAGGAATCAAACTGTTTCGGTTGTTCAACTGGCAGTTGGAGGTCTGGTTCTGCCCTAAAGGAGAGATCATACCGCTCCACACACACGAGCAGTGCGACTCACGCATCACGCATTGGCTTGGAAACGTTGAGTGGATGATGGGCAACAAGCGGAGGACGCTCTGCACTCGGAACATCGGCTGGACTAGATACGTTCCATCAGGAGCTGTTCATGGGGCCAAGGTTCACAGCTTCTCGATCTTCTCCAACCTTGAGATCTGGCGTGGCAAGCCTAGCAGTGCGGCTACAGACTTCGTACCGGCATGAAGGAGATTGTAGCAATCTATCAAGAGGTCTGCCACGGGCACCCGGACGCCTTGGCCTTTGTGGTGGCTTTCCACGCCTACTGCCATCAGATAGACGATCTCATCGACGGGGACACGGCATATAACCCGGAGAACCTTCTGAGGGTGCTAATGTCGGCGAACGCCTTGTACTCAACGCCGTTCTACCTTGCCAACGCCTGGAGGCTGCAGCCGGTCATTGCTTCGCTCACCAACACCTACGCGGTGTCTGTGGCTTGGGAGATGTCTGAAGAGCCGTGGAAGCAGCGCGTTGCTGACGTCATCCGGCAGTGCGGCAACGACATGATCCTAACCGTGGCATGGATCGTGGGCGGTTGGTCGCTTATGCGGGCAATTTCATTGAGACTTCGCGAGGCAGCATACCACGATCAGCACGAGGACTAGTTATGGCCGAATACGGATACTCAACACCTTACCGGAGCACCAACGTTGCGCCGCTTCCACCCGGTTACATGGAGGCTGCCACAGCGCCGGGGCGTAATCTTGCGGCAGGCATCTCTCAGCTTGGTGCTGGTATTGGTCAGGCGTTGCAACGCTATCAGCAAGGGCGTCAGGAAGCAGACTATCTCAACCAGCGTCTTGAGAGTCTTGCCCCGTACTTGGCGCAGACCGCCGGTCAGGCACCAGAAGGAAGTCCAGAGTCGCGCCTCGTATCGTCTCTGGAGAAGTATTCCGGACTGAGCAATGCCAAGAAGAAAGCGTTGCTGGCGGATACCGAGTTCTTCCTGCAGAGGAAGGATCAAGAAGCAAAGAATCAAATCGCTGGGATGCTTCAAGGTCAGCAGTATCAGATGAACCAGTTGAAGCTGGCTGAGGAACAGCGTCGATTGCTTCAAGAGGAGGCAATGCGTCAGGCCATGGGTGAGATCGGCAACATCCCGACCCAGATGCCTCAGTTCCAACCGATGCCGGTTCAAGAAGCTGGAGGACCTGTTGACATGCAGCCGGTTCAACAGCTTCCTGCAGTCCAGCGTACTCCGGAGCAGATTCGCTCAGACGCTGTTAATGTCTTCCGTCAATTCGGCGTTGCTACTCCTCAGCTTGAGGCTTTGGACAAAGCTCTTATCGCTGCTGGCAAGCTGCCTCAGGTTTCAACCGAAGAGGTCCCCGGGGTTGGCACTGTGGTCTCGATGGGTGGCGAAAGGAAACTGGTTGAGCAGAAGACTCCTACCTTCTCAGACGTCGCCAAGCAGCGTGCTTTAACGATAAACTTTCCAGAATATCAAGGCGTTGCTCCGACCGAGAAGGAGGCTTCTGACTTCCGCGAGCAGTACGCCAACGTTTTGGACAGTAAGACTACGATTCAAAGGCTGATCGAGATTGCAAACATGGGGACAATGCAGCAGCAGAACCCTCAAGTTAAAGCTGAAGCGGCACAACTCGTGAATGCAGCAAAGGCAAAGCTGCGGCCTGAAATTATCGGCCAAGGAGTGGTTTCAGATAAAGATCAGGCGATTCTTGATTCAATCGTCAGAAACCCGACTGAACTGTTTTCGCTTAATGAGTCTAACATAACAGCATTAAACTCTATTCTTAATCGCGCCGAGTCTGGTCTTAAATTGAAAGCTAAAGCTATTGGCCTGAAATCTACACAGCCAGAAACTACAGCAGAGCAATCGCAACTCGCATCCGACCCTCGTGTGGCGTCGATCAGGGCTAGGTTCCAGTCTGGATCCATTACTCGTCAGCAAGCAGAACAAGAACTCCGCGCTCTCCAATGACACTATCTCAGGCTGACATCGACTCGTTGCTAGGACCACAATCGGCAGGGAGCGTTGAAAGCCTGCTAGATACTCCGACGACTGGTCAGGACATTGCAAACGCTCTTCAGGATCCGAACTTCACGCCCACTCAGGAGCAGTATCAGCTTTTCGAGGACTACAACAAAACCCGGCAGACTGACTGGCTACAAAGCCTTCTGACCGCTGCGGATACGGTAGTCCAGACTGCTGGAGCTGCTGGCAAGGCTGCGGTTACTACTGGAGCTGCGTTCAATCCGAAGAACTACATTGAAGGCCTTGCTCAAGGAACTACCCAGCTATACGGGCTTGTCGCTCAGTCTCAGGATCCGAACTCCGCACTGTTCAAGCTTAACAACCTTATAAGCGGAACAGGTACGCTAGAGAACAGATACGGTCAGTTCCTCGAGGCTCGCCAGTTCAACAAGGATCTCGACGCGTATGCTAAGGGCGACATGTCGATCATGTTCAAGCCCGAGGATCTCAATCCTGAGTTTGTTCAGGGTGTGGCCATGGTTGCAGATCCGACCATGTTCGTCCCCGGTGTTGGACAGCTTCTGGGAGCTGAGAAGGTTGCCGCCAAGGCTGTTGGCAAGGCTGCTGCGGTTGCTGGGAAGGGTGTCCAAGCCATCTCAAAGCCCGTAGAGCGTCTTTCTTCTGCTGCTGGCAAGTTTGTCACGGAAGCCACAGGAATCTCTCCAGAGGCCCTGCGCGGAGCGGCAACCACGTCTGGCGTTCTAGCGGCTACCGGTGTTGGTCCTGCCATTGGCGCTGTTGGTGCGGTTCCGTTCATCGCAGAAGCCGCCACCGACGTTGGTCGCGCTCTGGAGACTGCCGGTGCCCAGATGGGCCGTGCGCCGACCCGTATCGGTGCCTTGGAGGCTGTTGGTGCAATCCCGGAGGCCAACATGCGGCAGCGGATCATCGGAACCATTGGACGTTATGGCGGAGATGCTGCACTACGTACTGCACTTGCAGGCACTGCTGGAACGCTGGAAGGCGCTGCTCTTGGTGGTGCTCTTGGTTATCTATCTGGCGGAGAAGAAGGAGCTGCTTCCGGAATTGGATCCGGAGGTGTGGCTGGTGCTCTTGGTTCTCTTGGCGCTCGTGGTCTGCAAACACTGACTGGTAGCGAGGCTAAGGCGGCACGACTCAACGACCTGACCACCTACGTTGACACGCTGGCACCGGAGAAGAAGGCGGCCTACCAGTCGGTCCAAGAGCGGTTCGGAACTGACACTGCGGCCAACCTGATGGATCTGGAGAGCCTCATCAAAGGCACTCGCGGAGACATTGGTGTCGAGATCCTGCGCGGTGACGAGTTCAAGAAGCGTGCTGGTGTCACTGCTCGTGGCGTTGTCCCTGACGAGAATGCGACCACTCCGCGCATCCTCATCAATGTAGACGCGATGCCCAAGGTGAAGGGTGACAGTCCTATCTACACGCTGGGGCACGAACTGCTGCACGCACTGGCCAAGACCAAGCAGTTCCAAGGCGACGTCACTGGATTCGTAGAGACTCTGACCGGAGCCTATGTGCCCAACCCGGATGGGACGGTGCGATTGGTAAGCGAAGGGCAATACTCACCAGCCAAGGTTGAGCAGCTCTTCAACGACTACGTCAAACAGCTTCCGGAGGACGCACGCGCCAACGTCATATCGGCAAATCCGACGGCATCGGACCGTGCGGTGTATGTTGGCGAGGAGTTGGCAGCGGAGCAGGTAGGACGAATCCTGTCGTCTCAGAAGCCAGACGCATTCCTGCGCGGTTTCGGATCTACGCGGCAGAACTTCACCGACATGCTGTTGCTGCAGGAGGCAAGCCGTGTTGGGTCAAAGATCGGTCAACTCATCGAGCGGACGTTCGGCATTACGCCTACGGACTCGGTTCTGTTCCCAGAGATCAAGAACGCCTCCCCGGCACTGGACGCTGCACTGCGAAGGCTGCTGAAGGCCCGTGAGAACATCGACGAGGCTCTGCTGAACGCGGACTACCAGAAGTCCTTCAAGATCGACCAGAAGGCCATTCTGGACCCAGTGGCTGCGGATTACGCGGTCCGCGGTGGCTTTGCGGAGCGCCTGCCTAATGGCGAGGTGCGGCTGCTGACCAATGGTGAGCTGTTGCAGCGTGAGACCCGGGACGTCACGGCACTCAAGCAGATCATCGACGGACTGCCCGGAGCAAAGATCGACATCAATGGCGAGGTGGTCGGCGATCTCAGCCCGGAACAGTTGGACGCCATCAAGGGTTCTTCGGTGTCGTCTCAGATGCAGCAGCGGCTGGAAATGACCAATCGCAGCATCAACGAAGGACGGTCGCTGTTTGTTGAGTATTACCCGGCCACCGAGAAGGTTCAGGATCCGACCTCTAAGCGTTGGCGCACCAAGTACGCATCGAGGCGAGTGACGTTCCGAGAAGTGCTGCCGTACAACCTGCTGCTGTCCAAGGAAAACAATTCCTACGTCCGAGCCATCGACCTGACGCAGGTGAGGAAGTCGTTACAACGCTCGATCCGTCCTGACGGCTCCGTTGGTGGCCTGTGGGGCAACGTTGGCGAGTTCCTTGGAGAACTGAACGCCTATCTGTCCAACCTTGACCGCAAGGAGAACGCTATTCCAAGCCGCAACCTGTTCGGTCCGGACAAGGCTGAGTTCTTTGGGAACTTTATGAACTCACTTGAGAAAGGTGGCTCCGAGTTCATTCACAGCTTCCGTCTGGATCGCATGGGTCAGATGGATCCGTCTGATTTTAGGGCCAAGTTCTCCGAGAGCGCCTACAAGAAGATGAAGGATCGCTTCATGCCTGCGGGATCCGTTGGCGAGGAGCAGGCGTGGAAGTCTGGTGCAGGGTTCACAATCCTGACCAGTGGCAACAAGTTTAGGTTGTATGGTCCTGAAGGAAAGCTCCTCGGGATCTACGACTCCGCAGAACAAGCACAAAGGAAAGCAAATGCCACTCAAACAAGGCTACAGCCAGAAAACGATCAGCTCCAATATCCGACGCGAGATGAAGTCTGGCAAACCGCAGAAGCAGGCAATCGCAATCGCGCTCTCGACCGCACGGAAGGCGGCCAAGAAGGCGGGCAAGCCAACCGGCCGGTTCGACAAGCGGGGGATGTAGGCGCTCGCTTCATGCCCTCCGACGCCGAGTACCTCTCAGCGGTAGAAGCTGGAGATACGGCGAAGGCGCAGGAACTAGTGGATCAGGCGGCGAAGGCGGCGGGGTATACGGTGGGGCCGGTGTATCATGGAACTCCAGATGGTCGATTCCTTAAGGAAAACCCAGTATTTAAGTCTCAGAAGGAACGTTTCGGGATGGGCAAGGACGTTGGAGTGCATTGGTTTGCTGAAAGCCAAAAAACGGCCTCGACTTACGCTAAGGAATCTAGGGCTTGGGACTTCCAGAATGCTGAACCAATGGTGATTCAGACATTCGTTAAGTTATCCAACCCGCTTGTCATTGATGCGAAAGGAGAGCATTGGAGGACAGCTCAAACAAAAGGACGTACAACCGATGCAATCAATGACGCTTTGAAGGCTGGAAACGACGGGATTGTTATTAAAAACGTTCAAGATGACTATCAAAGCGGTGTCAAAGGAAAGAGCCGTACAACGACAACCTATGCGGTTTTCTCATCTAATCAGATCAAATCTGCCGACCCAATTACCCTCGACGACTCCGGCAACATCATCCCTCTCAGCCAGCGATTCCAGTCTTCCAGCCCGGACATCCGCTATATGCCAGCCCCGGTTCCCGACCCATCCATCCCGGGCACCTACTCCATGTCAGGCTACCGCATCATTCCGGGCAATACCAAGAGCAAGTTCAGGGTATACTCCCCAGATGGTTCTTTGGCTGGCGTCGTCGGCTCCGTGGATGACGCGCAGCGTATGATCCAGAAGAAGCTCCAGTAACATGGCTTACGATCCCAAGACATCCAACGCGCTCATAAACAAGCTGCGGTCCGATGTGGACGGGCTTAACGTGCGCGTGGCTGTGTTGCAGGATCGCAAGGCTAGTGGCACGGCTGGTGGCAGTTCCTCGTCTAGTCTGACTGCAGACACTACGCTACTCACGGCGGACATGACCGAGTACACCGCGGACATGACATACGGAGGTATGCTGCCACGAGAGATCACCGTGGTCGCATCGGATGACTCTGAGATCATTGAGCTGCTTGCTGGCAACACGTTCACGCTGCTGCCGGGACGCTACCTTATCCGCGCGTACTCGGTGTTTCACTACACAGATCTCACCCGATTGCAGATCTGGGACGCGCTGGCCGAAGAGGCGGTTGGGAACAGTCTCAACGGCTACTTCGCTTCCACGGTGCAGGGACATCTTGTTGCGGATGCCATCGTGGAACCGCGCAAGAAGACTCCGTACAGGCTGAAGCGTCAGTGCGAGCGGAGTACCGCAGACGGGCTCGGGAAAGCCTGTGGATTCGGCATTCCAGAGATCTACACGACAGTCGAGGTGGTCAGGCTCAACCAGCTCAAGCCGTAGATTTCTGTAGATTTGTGTTGTGCGGTAGTAGCAGTCCGGTATCTACTCACCCGTGACAGCTAAACCGCGCAGGCCGGTCGCGCTCAAGACCGTGCAGATCGACTCCAAGCTACACTCCAAGCTCGTGGAATATGCCCGAGATGGTGGATTCAAGCTCAAGAGTCTGGTTGAGAAAGCAATCCAGCAAACCTACATCCTACGATGAGCAACCTACCCGCAGTCGCAACGCAACAGAACGCAGTGCACACATACGACAAAGTTCAGGACCCAATGGCAGCCGCTACCCAGTTAGGTGAGTGGATCTGTCGCTCTGGCATGTTCGGTGCAGACCGTCCGGAGCAGGGCAATCTCTTAGCTCTCCAGTGCATCGTGGAGCGCAAGCCGCCGCTGGAGCTGGCCAAGCACTACCACGTCATTCAGGGACGCTTGAGCCTGCGCGCAGACGCTATGCTGGCCCTTTATCGCGAGCGCGGTGGAAAGGTCATCTGGAAGCAGTTCGACGCTAACGGGGCCAAAGCTCAGTGGATCTACGACGGCAACGACATCGAGCTAGCCTACACCTCGGACGACGCCAAGGCTGCCGGGTTCCTCCCTGCGCGTGGTGGCTCTGGATGGGCTAAGTTCCCAGCGGAAATGATGCGTGCGCGGTTGATCTCCAAGGCGGTGCGCATGCTCTGCCCAGAGGTTGTCACCGGCACCTATACGCCCGAGGAGATCGCCGACTTCGCGCAGCCTTCTCCGGTGCAGGTACTCGCTACCCAACCGCAGGCTAAAGCTGTGGACGTCGAGGTGGTGCCTACCACGGCATCAGACGAGCCCAAGCTGACGTTGCAGGCTCAGGTGGTTGAGCTGCTGGCAAAGGCTGATCTGCTCGCTGCTGGCCGGGAGTTCCTCATCGCTAAGGGATGGATCACCGCTGCTGAGACGATCAAGGACTTGTCCGAGTCCCGGGCGGCTAAGATCCTCGGCAAGCCTGAGGCGTTCACAATGGCTGTGGCAGCACACAAGACCACGGAGGCCGAATGACCTTTACGGCACGTCCTTCTGCGCTACCGGCGCTGGCGAAGTCGCCCCGATACGAACCCGGTCCACCTACGGCTGCGGCTGAGGCTGGAACTGATCGGCATCTGGCGCTGTCCGAGATGTTCGCTGGCCAGACCGCACTGGTCTCTATGCTGCCCGACGTGGAGCGTGAGGCTGTCGAATGGGCCTACGGCTATGTTCATGGCAACATCCTCACCGGCTCACAGATCCAATCCGAGCTACCTGTGGACATACTGCGTGACGGCAAGGTTGTCCTGCAAGGCACTGCAGATGTCGTGGTTGGCAACCAGTTGTTCGATCTGAAGTGGGTCGAGCGCAACTACGCAGAGCAGATGGCGGCTTACGCACTGGGGCTGATGCAGGCGCATGGCTTCTTAGAGATCGTGGTGCATCTGATGTTCGGTGAGAAACGCAAGGCGACTCGCTACACCATTACCCGGGAACAGGCCGAGAACATCGTCTACCCGATCCTCGATGCGGTGAATGACCCGACTACTCGGTGCCGTATCTCGGACTACTGCGGATGGTGCAAGCACTCGACCTACTGCAAGGTGAGGCTGGCTGAAATCAACAAGGTCGCTGACGGCTACGAGATGGTCCAAGTGGACGATCTGTCGGTGGCATCACCGGAGTCGCTGGCCAAGGCGCTCAACCTTGCAACAGTAGCCGCCAAGTGGGCTGACGAGGTCAAAGAGTACTGCACGCTGGCCGTGAAAGAAGGTGTGGACATCCCGGGCTACTCACTCAAGAGCAGGGCAGGATCACGCGAGATCGCTCCGGAGCAGATCAACGAGGCATTCGGTAGGTCCGGGTTGTCTTCAGAGGCGTTCATCGGTGCCTGCAAGCTGTCGATACCCAAGCTAATCGAGGCCATGCAGGCGCAGGGTCTGACCCGCAAGGACGCTGAGAACCGAATCGACGAGCGTTTGTCTGGACTTATACGGCATCGCCCGGCGTCAACCTACCTAGCCAAGGATCGCTCATGAAAACGCTCGTAGCGGTCGATCCCGGCGCTTCTGGTGGCCTTGCCATCAGGGACTGTGGAGGGTCCATCTGGTTGCAGCCTATGCCGGAGACGTTGCCCGCATTAGTGGGATTGCTTAGGACCTACAAGACGGCGGACGCGGAACTCTGGATCGAGGAGGTGCCGAAGTTCACTGGGAAGAACATCCCCAGCAGCACCACGGCAGTCCTGTTCCAAAACGTGGGCAGGGTCGAGGGTGCGGCAGTGGCTCTAGGCTACTCCCTGCACCGGGTACCACCAAAGGTCTGGCAGGAACCTCTTGGTCTTGGTGGACGCAAGTCGGTCGATACGCAGGCCCAGTGGAAGCGGAAGCTACGCGGGAAAGCAGAGGAGCTGTACCCGACGCTTGACATCACGCTGGCCACTGCTGATGCAGTTCTTGTCCTCCACTTTGTTCTGGGTGGGGGACGCTAGTAGGTTGGTTGCATGGTGGGCCGCGCATACCTGACCACGCGGATCACTTTAGCGTATCGTGTGATACGTGACCCCGGCATGGTTCTATACCCCTCCTAGGTGGACCTTAAAGCAGCTCTACGGGCTGGTGCCGGGGTGTTTCTTTAACCTACAGTGAGGCGTGGACGCTGCCTCTCGGATCAACGAACTGACCGCCATGGTCACGTCTCTTGCATCCGAAAACGAGCGACTCAAAGACACGATCGGATTCCTACTTGATAGACTCGATGAAAACGAAGAACGACTTCTGGGAGTGCAAGCTAAAGCCGTCAACCGTGGTGGACGTGTGGGGCGAGGCGGAGCTGCGAGTGGGCGAGATGAAGGAGAAAGCCACGGTGTACGAGCGCGACGGAAAGCTGTTCATCCGCAGGACGGCTGAGTTCCAAGCCAAGTTCCGCAAGGTGCCGCAGTCCTGACACGCACGAGAGGCCCGTAAACATTGGTCAGAACTGTGCTGAAAGATTTCTGTACTTTTCTGTAGACGAGACATCAGACCTGTGGTTCACTGTTCCCCGTAGCAAGTAACCAAACCAAGTAACTTAACCAATAATTCGTATGTATCTTAAAAAGTATCTCGTCCTGTTCGTTCTCGTCGCAACCAACGCTCTCGCTCTCGACGCCAACCGCATCGCTGACGCCATCTATCGCGTCGAGGGTGGTGCCAAGGCCAAAGCTCCATACGGCATCCTGTCGGTCAAAGTCAAAGACGCCACAGAGGCTCGCAAGGTCTGCTTGAACACCATCCGAAACAACCACCGCCGCTGGCAGGCCGCTGGCAAGCCCGGCAAGTTCTTGGACTTCCTCGCGGACCGCTACTGCCCCAAGAGCGCGGATCCCATCGGCAACCGCAACTGGAAGAAAAACGTCCGTTCTATCAGCGGCCTCGACTTCTGAGTGGTGGACATCACCTACATTTTTTGCAGCGCAACACAACACAGACACCATGAGACAACGACCACCATCCATGCAGATCACGGACTCACTACCTGCGGAGCCAATGATCTCTCAAGAGTACATGAACGCGAAGTACAAGGCTTGGCTACAGCGTCGTGGCCTGACTGATCCAGCCTTTGCCGAGGAACTGAAAGCCTTCGAGCAGCGCAGTAAGCTGTCGTTCAAGCGCAACAAGAACACACGGGGGAAGAAGAAATGAATCACAACCTAAAAATGGCCCTAATACTCTGGGGTGCAGTGGCCCTGATGACACTTGGATACGCACTCGGGAGGATCGGAGCATGAGCACACCACGTACTGACAACCATACGTTCCGGCTACTGGGCCGAGAGCTTCCAATGCCGTCCCTGATAGCAGAGGCTCGCCGCATGGAGCAGGAGCTGGTCGAGTTGCGTAACCCGGTTGGCTATCGCCCAAGCAAGATAGGCAGGCCAAGCATAGCAAAGCACATCGCAGACAAGATCCGTGCACTGCCACGAGAAGTGACGGTTGCTGCCGCTGCTCAGGCGCTTGGTGTATCCGAGACCACTGTGGCTCGCTACAGGAGGGGCTTCAGATGAGCGAACGTGTAACCGTCAGAGAGTTTGCGATCGGTCCAGACCGCTGGGTCGTAGACGCGGATTTCGCGCACAGACTAGCCGATGAACTGGCCGAGGCTCGGGAACGCATCGAGGAGCTTGAGGCGCTGTTGACTGGTGAGAAGTGGATTGCTGCAGACGCCAAGGCGCTGTCCGAGGTGATCCGAATCGTGGAGGCTAAGCCATGAGCGATCATATCGGTGAGTCTAACGGAATGACCTGCCACCACTGCGGTCTACCTGCGGATCGCAACCAGAATGGGATCCAAGGCTACCGCTGCGGATCCAGCTACTGCGAGACGTTCCGGCCTCAGTGGGCACGCTCTATGACGTGTCTGGAGCTACAGAACGGACAGCTACAGGAGCGCATTAAGAGGCTGGAGCGGGCGGGAGATGGATTGTCGATGTGGGTGTGTCCAGAATACAAATCAGACCCAGCGAATATCGCGTTGAAGGAGTGGACCGCAGCCAAGGAGGCCAAGCCATGAAACAAACACTGACCAGTTTTTGTTACATGAACATCCGAGGATTACTCGTCAGTTGCGTTGCATTCTCCGCATCAGCTCAGATCGCGCTGGAGAACCTTCCGCTTCGCCTTGAGGCACCGCACACCGCGGAGGACTACCAGTGGTCTCTGGGTGGGCAGCCAATCCCCGGCGCTACAAACCGCGTCCTTGAGATACTATCCGCACAGGAGGCTGACGCTGGCACATACAAAGTCGAGAGTAGCAGTGGTCACTCTGCTCTGTTCAAGGTCAAGTTCCAACGCAACGTACGATTCAGCATCAATGGACGAGACGTAATTGGTGATCGTATCAGCGTGAGACTTCCAGCGACGCTCAGGTTGTCGTCACCTATTGGTGCAGTTCCAATAAGATACACGCTAGACGGAAGCGAGCCATTGGCCACGTCTGCGCTCTACGAGAAACCAATCCTGTTGACCAATCATTGCGTCATCAGAGCTGCGATAGTTATTCCAGAAGGAGATTCAGTAAGGATTATAAAACAATGAGTTCAATTAACAAACACAACCTAGTCCGCAGATTCATGGAATCGTTCGGACAGCAAATACCAGAGCATCAGAAATTGCCGGACGCTGAGACAATCAAGCTCAGAATGGATCTAGTTATAGAAGAGGCTAGTGAGCTTGGAGCTTCAGATGATCTCACAGACTATCTGGATGCCGTCGTAGACCTGCTTTATGTAGTATACGGAGCCGCATTGGCTGCTGGATTTAATTCTCAGTGCGTAGACTTGGCATTCCTTGAGGTTCACAACTCAAACATGTCGAAGTTCTGGACCAACGATGAGAAAATCAATCACGAGAAGTATGTCGGAGATCTGATATTCACATCGTATTTTGATCGATGGGTGGCACGTAACAAAACTGGCAAGGTCATCAAGTCGCCATCGTATCAACCAGCCAGACTATCCCAGTTCATCAATCGAAAGGAAACATGACAGCAACTCTGAAGTTTGATTTACCAGATGAGGATACGCTTCACTACGACGCGATCCACGCCACGGAATACCGCATCGCACTGGAAGAGATTCAAGAGATGTTGAGGTCCAAGGTGAAGTACGGACATAACTACGAGAACACTGAGCAGGCGCTGGAAGAGATCTATCACATGGTCTGCGCTAGTATTCAGGAATGCTATGGTTTCCCTGAATAAGCTTGGAAATTGCTTGCCAATCTTGAATAAGACTGCCCGTGAACATCAGCAAGGCCCGCAAACGGGTGATGGCCATCGGCTGTTCCCATGGTTCGCGAGCCAATCCAAAAGCTCTGGAAGCAGTCCTTCGTTTCCGTGAACGCTACAAACCGCACGAGGTGATCCATCTCGGTGATGCCTACGACCTAGCGGCACTCCGGGCAGGCTCATTAGGCAACCCTAACCAATCAGATGCAGCCGATGACTACCTCGACGACATTGGTCAGGGAGCTAAGTTCCTCAACGCGCTCAAGCCAACGGTGTTCACCATCGGTAACCATGACGAGCGGGCCAAGATGTACCTGCACCATCACAACGCGGTGATCCGTGGCTTCGCAGAGGCGGTCTGGGAGAAAATGATGGCACCGATTGAAAAGCACTGCCGGGTCAAGGTCCTGAAGTATGGAGTCCTTCCAGAATGTTGGTTCAGCCTCGGAGGCTACAAATGGGGGCACGGAGTGCTCTACGGAGAGAACTACCTCAGAGACAGTGCCGAGACCTTTGGAAACTGCGTCGTCGCACACGCTCACCGAGCCGGTATCGCTTACGGAAGGCGCTCAGACAACCCGGTGGCATTCAGCCCGGGAACGCTTGCTGACCTTCCTGCTATGGAGTATGCCCACCGACGAAGGTCCACACTGGCATGGAGTCACGGGATCGTATTCGGGGAATACACGGATACATCAGCACAACTGTATCTCCACCAGTGGCCTCAACATGAAACCCAATGGACTCTACCCAGCTTCTAAAGGAACTTAAGGCTGCAATCGCGTGCCAGCCGGAGATTGTTCCAATCGGATGGAAAACCATGACGCAACTGGCATCCGAATGGGGAACCAGTGTATCTCATGCGATCAGGTTAATCCGGAAAGGCATCGACATGGGAACGGTTGAACAGAGGAAGTTTCGTATTCAGAATGGAAGGAGAGGCGTATATCCAACATGGCACTACATAGCAAAAAGCGAGGAAACGAAGTCCAAGGAGACCCGAAGCTCTCGGACGCGGAAGTGAGGGAGCTGCTCGAAGCCGCACCGAAGCTCGTTTATCGGGCAATTCTCAACGGGTGGATCCAGCCGCCTAAGTACAAACTCACCGACGCTCAGATTGACAACCTGATGCGCCGCTAGTATCTCAGCACTGTCCCTTGCGTGAGGGACCGGGAGTCGCATCCCGAACAACGTCATGACCACAACAGAATCCCCAGTCCAGCTACCGTCGGTAGGCTTCAAGAAGCATCTCCTGCTTCTGCGTTGTGCCTATGCGACCCGGCGGTGGTTGGACTGGGGTTTTTGTTACCCATGATCCTAGAAATACAAAGCCAAGACCACATCGAGTTGTACGCATCAGACGCAGGCTATTGCTGCATTCTGCAAAAGTCATACGAAGGCGAAGACGCACTGATCCTGATAGCGCCTCACATGGTGGATGAAGTTTGCGAGATGCTTCAGAAGGTGAAGCTCGTCGCGGAGAAAAACAGGAAAGACTACCTTGATGGAAAGGAGTCTAAATGAACGCAACCAATAAGAGGAAAGCCCCTGCGTTTCAGTTCTATGCTGACGATTTTCTAGCCGGGACTGCAGACATGAAGGCTGAAGAAGTGGGTGGATTCATCAGACTGCTCTGCCATCAGTGGACCAAGGGTGGGATTCCGGATGACAAAGAGCGTGCCGAAATGATGGCTGGGCTAATAGGTTTGCCATCCATTTGCTATGTGCTTGCTAAGTTCGAAAAAGACCCAGTGGATGGTCTCCTCAAGAATAAGAGGCTGGAGATCGTTCGTCAGGAACAGCAGGAGTTCAGCAAGTCTAGATCAACAAGTGGCCGAAAAGGGGCCGAAATCCGATGGGGACATGGCAAACATGATGGCAAACATGATGGCTCAGCTATAGCACAGCCAATGGCAGAAGGCATGGCAGAGCCTATGGCAAACGAATGGCAAAATGATAGCTCTCCATCTCCTTCTCCTTATAATACTCTAAACCATACAGGCTCGGACGAGGATCCAGAGATTGAGACTCTCAGGCTACGCATCGGGTCTTGGTTCAAGCGTAGGCCCACGACTCAGTGGAGCGAGAAGGAGAACCGAGCACTGAAGGCTGTCCTGAAGCTCAACACTCCACCTGAGGACATCGACGCTCTGGAGCGATGGTATCTGTCGGGTGACAAATACCTCCGCAAGGACCCCATCACGCTGCTGAACAACTGGAACGGCGAGATCGACAAAGCGCGTCAGAAAACAGAAACGCCTCAGCTCTTCCAGACGCCTCAACCCACCGTAAAGAAGGAACTCGATCTGAAGGACTGGATATGACCGAGGCATACTTCTCGCCATCCGACGAGCTGGGTTTCCTCGGGGCATGCATCGGTGGTAGCATCGACACGGCTAGTGAAGCTGTGGCTCAGGTTAGTCCTTCGATGCTAGTCAACGAGGACATCCGGGACACCCTTGAGGTCATCGCCGTACTCGCTCGTGACAACAAGTCGGCTTCGATCGAGAACCTGACCAGAGCTTGGAGACAGACCAAGGGATCCGTTGGGTTGCCAACCAGCGTCTGGATGGAAGCCATGCAGGCATGTCCATCTGAGGCGAATCTGCCGTATTACATCACTGGCATCCGAGAAGCGCATCATCGACGCAAGCTCCGTGACGCAGCTTCAAAGCTCCTAGCGGACACAGCGTCTGCGGCAGTCCCATTGGACCAAGCGTTAGCAAACCTCGAAGCCGGTATCACGCTGGAGCAGGACCAGACGCCGAACTCCACCACCGCCAAGGACGTGGTCAATGCCTTCGTATCAGCCACCGAGGAACGTTGGAAGCGCAAGGGACAACTATCGGGCATCACAAGCGGAATCCCAAAGCTCGATAGCCTTACCGATGGTATCCAAGTCGGAGAGATGACCCTCATCGCAGCACGTCCATCCATCGGCAAGACAGCCATGGCCGTAAGCGTAGCTAAATCCGCATGCATCGAAGCCAACGTTCCAACCTTGTTCGTCTCATGTGAGATGTCCGAGCAGGCGCTCATGCGACGTCTGGTCTCTGCCGTAGCCAACGTGCCCATGCAAGCCATCAAGACCGGCGAGCTATCGGACGTCCACATGGGTCGCATGTCCCAAGCGATCAAGCTGATCTCATCCAAGCCTCTTCACTTCCTCGATCTATCGGCCAACGCCAAGATCGGCACCATTATCGCAGCAATCCGTAGGGCATCCCGTAAACATGGCGTGCGTCTGGTGATCCTCGACTACCTGCAGAAGGTCAGGGCATCCGGAAAGCACGAGAAGCGCACCTACGAAGTAGCCGAGGTCAGCGGAGCCCTGAAGGCTTGCGCAGTAGCGACAAACACTGCCATGCTCTGCCTCGCACAGCTCAATCGGGAGAGCGAGAAGGAGAAGGGACGCAAGCCACGACTTTCAGACCTAGCAGACTCCGGACAGATCGAACGAGATGCCGATACCGTGCTGCTACTAGACCGAGAACGCACCGAAGCAAAAGGAGAAGCAACACTGGCAATCGCTAAACAAAGAGATGGTGAATGTGGATTCGTCACCATGTGGTACGAAGGTGCCTATTGTAGATTTGAACCTGCGCTATTGCAGGATTCGTAAACAAAACAAACATAACATAACATGATTAGATGCAACATTAACGTCAGCAAAGTGGATAAACAGTATCTGTATGAAGGTAAGACCGGTAAGTTCCTCGAAGTAACCCTTCTGGAATCCAAGAGCGGACCGGATAAGTACGGCAATGATGGATTCATCGTCCAAGGCGTAACCAAGGAGGCCCGTGACCGAGGTGAACGTGGACCGATCATCGGGAGCTGGAAGCACTCGACCAAGGCCCCTCGTCCTGCGCCTACCCACACCCCGGTAGACGATAACCTGTTCTAAGCCCCCACAAGCCCCTAGGAGATGCTTTGCGCTATGGTGACCCTCATCAGAGAACAAAACGCCTCCTAGGGGCATTACCGCTCCAAGAAGCAGCATCACATGGAAGACCTAGAGTACGCACTACGCATGATACCGCCCTCCTACCGGGATTGGGTAGTCCGTAGCGTCAGATCCGGTAGTGCCTCACCAGAACAGGTAGCCGCTAGGTTTTCCATGTCGGATACTGACCCGGCCTATAAGCTCATCATCAGAGGCTTTGAGCATATTCGTATTGCTCCAGAGTCATATCTTAATGCAATGGTTGAGAAGGTAATGAACTAAGTATAGTTATACTCTAAGTATATATGTCTAATAAGATCAAATCAGTGGATATAATTGATAAACCACCGTCGGTACATGTCACCTGCTATGCTTATGGTGATATGCACTCTGCGGTATTAACATCTTGGATAGATCTAGCTAATTACTTTGCGCAACGTACTCGATATGCTGCATTACGTACTATACGTGAGGATGCATTGATTAGCAGATCACGTTGTAGAGCTACCAAATTCTTCTTGGATGATGACAAAGACGTCTGGATCCAGTTGGACCACGACATCCAGTTTGGCACCGCGGACCTGATGATCATGGCGGACCTAGCGCACAAGCACCAAGCGGCCGTCTGCATGCCCTATTCCTGCCGAGCACTACCCCCTAGGCCAGCCTATCGCCCTAAACCAGAGGCTGCTCCACTGGAGGATGAGCCTAGCCTGACACCCATCCTGTTCTTCGCCTCTGGAGCGGTAGCGATACCTAGAAAGGCTCTGGAGCAATCCCTAGAGGTCCTAGCCACAGATGCCGTGCCGCATCCCTACCGCATCGACTGGGCTAACGATGAGATGGCCGGAATGTTCCCTACGCTCTGGCTTCCATTCCTGCTCGAATGCGACAAAGGTAAGGACTACCTATCCGAAGACTACGCTGCCTCCGCCCGTCTAATGCTCGCTGGGGTTAAGCAGTACATGTATACCCCGATCGAGAAGCTCAGACACTGGGGTGATTTCAACTTCACGCTCTAATGGGCAAGCCCACCAAAGAGGTATCTCAGAAGACTCTAGCCAAGCTGGCCAACACGGACCGGAACATGGTTTCTTTGGCCCTACGTGACGATCCACGCTGTCCGAAGGCCCTAGCGGATAAGATCAAGGCCCTAGCCGAAGAACACGACTATAAGGTCACCAATCACCCCGGACAGCATCACAACTCCAAGCTCACCCAAGACATCGCAGACACCGTCGTGGAAGGTGTGCTGACCAACAAGTCACTCGCCAAGATCTCAGACGAGACCGGCCTATGCCAAGGCACCGCGTTCAAGCTCGTGCGAGGCGTTAAGGTGCCACAGGACTACCCGGACAATGAAGAGGCTTGGCGGTCAGACGTCACCGGGTTCCTCGAGGTGGCCATCTGGAAAGGTACTCGTAGACTGGCAGATACGGCGATCGAGGAGATAGATAGTAGGACCCTACCGATCAGCCTGGCTGTGGCTATTGATAAGTTGAACACACTCAAGGGCCAACCCACGTCAATCCACGCTTCTTTATCGTTAACGGCCAACCACCGTGACCTAATGAAGGAGCTGGGCACCAAGAACCAAGCCGATGTTGTCGATGTCGAGACCAACGCTGAGGTGCTTCCAGAGGGTTCGTGACCGCAGTGTACAATAGGTATTATATTTAATTGAGAGGATCTGATGCCAAGCATTAGCCAGTATCATCGTGATGAATCCGAGTCGGTAACACCAGATGCGTCAGGCATAGGGGGGGAGGGGGTCGAGCATTCGGCTGGGTCGTCAAAGGCGACGCATTCTCCAGAAGGAAAAAACTTCGCAAATCGCCCCCTTCGACAGTCCAAGTTCTCCCCTCGCAAGTGTCTGATCTGCTCCCGGTCGTTTACCCCAGACCGCGACACTGGCCGGTTCTGCTCCGAGAAGCACCAGATCGAGTGGAACAACAGTCAGCCGGAGCATCCGGTGATCCCGAAGGTCAGCGCGCAGCATCCCAGAGCCTTGGAGTTGCGCGACCAGCGGACCCAACTGTGCTTGCTGGAGAAGGCTGATCCCTTCACCTACGGCTTCGTACCGGACCACTGGGAGTTGGCGAACCGGGTATGGTCTGAGTGTAGCGAGCTGCTGATAAGCGGTGGCAACCGAGCCGGGAAGACGCTGTGGGCGGCTAGGCGGGTGGTGGAGACGCTGCTGAGCAAGGAGAACTGCAACGTGCTCTGCTGCCATACGAGCAACGCCACGAGTGTCACAGTGCAGCAGCCTGCGATCTACCAGTACTTGCCGGTGGCCTTGAAGGCGACGAAGAAGGGCAAGATCCACTACCTGAACTACTCGAGGAAGAACGGCTTCACGGACGGGAGCTTCATCTTGCCCAACGGCTCCCGCTGTGACTTTTTAAACTACACGCAGTCGGAGAACACGATTGAGGGTCGGGAGGCTGATCTGATCTGGTGCGACGAGCTGGTGCCGCAGAGCTGGGTGGACACGCTGCGGTATCGGTTGGTTACACGCCGTGGCAAGTTGCTGGTGACGCAGACCCCGCTGGAGGGTGTGGCGAGCGTGTACAAGGAGTTCACTGGGGGTGCGGCTATCACCGAATGGCATGGCGGGCAGATGCTCAAAGGGAAGCAGGGGCTGCCTACTTGGCCTGTGGGCAAGGCTCCTAGGGTGATGCGGCTGGAGAAGCAGAATCGGAGCACGGTTTTCTTCTACTCCGAGGACAACCCGTACAACCCGTGGGACGAGATGAAGTCCAAGCTGGTGGGTGCGCCGATGGGGCAGATACTGACGCGTGCCTATGGCTGGGCGAGTGACAACATCGGCAAGGCATTTGCGAGGTTCAGGCCAGAGACGCATTGCATCCCTAGAAGCAAGATTCCGGATGGTGGTACGTTGTACATGGTTTGCGACCCGGCAGGCAGCCGTAACTGGTACTGCTTGTGGATGCTGGTCTACGAGGACGGGAGGAAGGTTGTGGTGCGTGAGTTCCCGGACTTCACTGGGTACGGAGAGTGGGCGTTGCCAAGCGAGAAGGCGGATGGAAAACCGGGTCCAGCGCAGACGTTGGAGGCTGGTCGCAGCGTGATCGAGTACCGGCAGTTATTCCGAACCATTGAGGAAGAGATTGGCCGTGGGGAGCCGGTCATGCGGTTGATTGACCCAAGGGCTGGTGGCAGCCCGGCACTCAGCGAACAGGGTGGGACGACGCTGATTGACCTTCTAGCCGAGCCTAGCGATCAGGATGACGGGATGGCGTTCATACCTGCCCCGGGTGTGCCTGTGGACCAAAGGACTGCAGCCATCAACTCGGACCTGAGCTACGACGCTACAAAGCCACTGACGTCCTTGAACGAGCCAAGGCTATACGTGGTGGATGACATGCATAATCTCATCTGGTGCATGAGTGAGCATACTGGGAGGGATGGGCAGAAGGGTGCGTCCAAGGATCCGATCGACTGCTTGGGCATGCTGCTCATATCGAAGATCGAGCATGTGGGTGCCGGTGGGTTGGATAGCTACGGCGGAGGGGGGTATTAGCATTGCTTTTTAAGCAAAAAGAGACCAAAGGGCTGCAGATGCAATACGCGACGAGCTATAAGACCAGTGGTGATGCAATGGCGCATGTGGGTGACGCGCCGGACGTGGGTGCTTTGAACGAGGAGCTGCGCCGTGCGGCCACAGACTATGGTCTTGGGACTCGGGTTGGTCAGGCTGAGAACACCCGATACTGCCGCTGGGACGGTCAGAGCGGGGACGGCAAGAAGTGGAACGACAATCAGCCCAATGGGAAGATGGCTTTCCCTTGGGATGGCGCATCAGATACGCGGATTCCGCTGGCTGACGAGGTGGTGAACGGGCTGGTTGACGTGTGCTCCACAGCCTTCTGGCGCTCGATGCTGCGTGTGGCTCCGACCAACATTCGCAGCTTAGACACCGCGGTGACCGCGCACTCGTTGATGGATTGGGTGATGAACCAGAAGCTGTACACGGACATGACCCGTGAGGTGGAGCTTCTGAGCCAGTATCTGTGGACCTACGGCTGGGCGGGCGTTCACGTCTCTTGGCAGCAGGAGATCGGACAGAAGGAGCAGTACGTCACGGTCGAACAGCTCATGCAAATAGCGGCGCAGAGCCCTCAAGGAAGCGTTCTGGCGGACCTGCCGAATCTGTTGGCAAATCCGGATGCCACCGATCAGTTGGCCGAGCTGCTCATGGCCGCCTTTCCGAATCTCAAGAAGCGCAAGGCTTTGGAGTGCGTGAAGGATCTGCGTGAGGAGGGCGAGTGCGAGATCTACGTGCCGACACTGGTGAAGAACTCTCCGAGCGTGGCGGCATTGGCTCCCTACGATGAGCTGGCTTTCCCTCCGGAAACGACTGACATCCAGAGTGCTCGTGTAGTTTTTCGTCGCTGCTACATGACCGAGGTTGAGGTGATGCAGCACGTCGAGACCGACGACTGGGACGAGGAATGGGCCAAGCAGGCGATCGCTACCCGTGGACGGTTTAGCAACTTCAGCGACTACACGTACACGATTGGGCTGACCAACAACGCGGTGCTGGACCGTGAGAATCTGATCGAGGTCGTCTACGCGTATCAGAAAGCACTCGATGAGGATGGTGTCCCGGGCGTTTACTGCACGGTATTCTGCCCGCAGGTAGGCAACGCGTGGGGCAAGTTCGAGCTCATCGACTACGAGCACGGCCAGTATCCGTTCATCGTGTGGCGTTCCGAGGTGATCCACCGGAAGATCGTTGAGAGCCGAGGCGTGCCTGAGATCTGCGCGACGTGGCAGAACGAGATCAAGGCCCAGCGCGACTCGATCTTCGACTACACGAGCCTCAACACGATTCCGCCGATCCAAGTGCCGAAGACGAGGGGTGGAAACCTGCGTCTTGGTCCTGCGGTGCAGATTCCGGTGCTGCGTCCGGGTGAAATCTCGTTCATGCAGCCTCCTGCGCGTGAGCCGAGCGTTGCGTTTAACCTCATCGCAGCCATCGAAACGCAGGTGGATCGGTACTTTGGCCGTCCTACCGAGAAAGTGCCTCCTGCGCTCACCCAGATGCGGCAGCAAAGGCTTGTGAACAATTGGCTGCACGGCTGGACCGAGGCGTTCCGGCAGGTTCTGAGCCTGACGTTGCAGTACACCGGGCCAGAGGAAGTGGCTCGTATCACCGGCAGCAACGTTCCTCTGAGCACCAACGTTCAAGAGTTCGATGTCAGCCTGAAGTTCGACGTGCGGGAGCTGCAGACCGACCTTGTGACCGAGAAACTCAAGGCGCTTTCGAGCCTCGTGCTGCCGCTGGATAGCGTTGGTGTGGTGGATCGCACCAAACTAGTGGGTCTGGCGCTGCGTGCGATTGATCCGACGCTTGCCAATGAGCTTATCATGCAGGCTGGCCCGGCCTCTCAGAAGATGTTCGACGAGACCAACGACGAACTTGGGCTCATGTCGCTGGGTAACCCTCCGAAGCTGCGCGAGAACGATCCTACGGCGCAGGCTCGGTTGAACTTTGCTCAGCAGATCCTGCAGGCGAACCCGAAATACCAGCAGCAGGCACAAGCGGATCCGTTGTTCCAAGCCAATTTGCAGAAGTACGTCGAGAACCTGCAATTCAGCGTCCAACAGCAGCAAAACGCGGTCACTGGACGTCTTGGCGTGCAACCCGGAGCGACTCCTCAATGAGAATGACTGACGAACAGCTCAGGATGGCACTGGGTGGTGTGGGTGAGCATGAGCCGGTGCTGCGTGCATTGCGGCAGGTGCTGAGTGAATTGATTGCTGACGAGGTGTCCGCAGCGATCAACTCGGCATTGACTCCAGAAGCGAGGGCATACAACTGCGGAAGGGCGGCTGCTCTATCGGATGCACGCTCGTTCCTCGTGGAGATGGGTCTGAAGCTGGAAGCTCCCCAAGAATAATTGATTGACGTTAGCGATAACGTAGTCCATGAGGGCTTCAGCTTTCTGGGT